TACGGTCAACAATTCACTTGTTAATAGTACAGGTGTAGTTGTTTTTGTGCATCTTGATGATAGTGAAGCAAAAACTATTACTTTACCATCTGACTTGGTTGATATAGTATCTGATAAAGAAATGGTTATCGGTCATTGTAAGATTGCATCTAGAACCGATTCTACCCACGATTTAGAAAATATACCCGAATACCCACCAGCAAATCCTGATGAGGGGATTCCATTAATAGGAGAAGTAGTACAGTTAGTAAAAATTGGAGCTACATTATTTTATAAACGAATACCAAGTACAGATATTAATTCAGGTAATGCAGTTGATAATGCATTACTACAAGGAACACCAAAAGAAGAACAATCTACATCACAGGGAAAATCATATAATGAAACATCTCAAACAGGTATTGCTAATAATAGTAGTAATACTGATAATTCTGTTAGAGAAACTAAAATAGGAAAATATTTTAAACCAACTCAAATTAATCCATTAAAACTTTACGAAGGTGATAAGATAATTCAAAGTAGGTTCGGTCAATCAATTCGATTTAGTGGATATAATAATGAAGAAAATAAACTAGCCCCAACTATTATTATTCGTAATAGACAAAATGATAAATCACTTGAAGATTGTAAGGAATTTCAACCTTGTGAAGAAGATATTATAAATGATGGTTCTTCAATTGTTCTTTCGAGTGGAGAGTATCGCCTTCCATTCTTGCCTGGAAATGATGAGGTTGTATTGGAAACAAATGATAATGTAGTTTATCACGAACCACCGGAACTAAAAGGAACAGACCAAATCTTAATAAATAGTGGTAGAATAGTTTTATCTGCTAAAGATTCAGAAATGATATTTTTCTCAAAAGGTAATTATTCATTTATATCAGATGGTAAACTTACAATAGATAATGGATTAGATGGTGCAGAAATGGATTTTAATGGTGAAGTACGAATTACAACTAATGATAATCCTGTTTTTATTTTAGGAGAAGGAGAAGAAGGTAAAATATTTCTTAATACAGAAGAAACAAAAGAACCAATTGCAAGAGGACAAACCTTAGTTGACTTATTATCAGAGTTAATCGATACCATAAACAAACAAGAATTCTCTACACCTGCGGGCCCAACAGCAATAGGTCCAAATAATAAAGGAGATTTCAAAAATATAAAAAATAAACTAGATACAATATTATCTTCAACAAACTTTACTGAATAATATGTCTGTTTCTATTTTTAAAAACAATCTATTAAGATATATGCAAAATCAACCTGGTATAAAACAGTTTGAAGATTTTGCAGAAAAACTAACGTCTGAATATGACTTGTTGATTAAATCTGGATTTCAAACAATAAACAATAATAAAATTATTAGTGGAAATACTGAGTTAATGAAAACCTCAGTAATATTTGCTTGTAGAAAAAGTTTACAAAAAAAATCTGGTGTACATGACTTTGTTAATGATTTAGGAGATGCAACAAGACAGTATTGGATTAATGCTCAGTTCATAGTAGGAATACCACCATTGATACCAGCAATTGCAACAATTGGTAATATACTCTTAGAATCATCTATTGTTAGTAACATAGGAACTTGGGCCCCACAACCACCTACATTTCCAAATACCGATAGTAATATTTTACTAGATAGTTTAATTATAGGAATACAACAACATCTTACAACTGTGGGTGGATTCTATTTTACAATATCAATGTACCCATCAATTCCATCACCAATTCCTGAAAAGGGAGTAAGACCTTGGACAGGGTACACCATCACAGGAGGTGGAGGCTCATCACAAACATCAGAAGAACCTGAACCAGAAAGTTTATTTGTGAAGGCAATTAAAAAAATTGCAAATCTTCTTAAAAATACTGTAATGGATGAGGAACATATTCAAGAAGCAGAAAAAGAAAAACAAGAAGCAGATTCTGTTGCAAATGATACATCGTTACCACAACAAGGAAGAGCTTCTGCAAAAGAGTACTCTAATTTAAAAAAATCAGAAATAAGTACAGGTAGTGTAAACACAGTTCCTGTTGATTTAACAGATGAGGAAGCCAATGAGTTAGAAGAAAACACACCCGAGGAATATAAATGTGAAGAAGGAAAAAAGGTAGTTGATATTGCAAAAAAAGATATTGGTATATTGGAAACCGGTTCTCCACCTGGTAAAAACTATGGTGGATTTGCAGGTGGAGTACAGAAAGATGAACCAGGTAGAATTGATGAGATGTTTGATAATTGTGGATTAGATAATCAATCAAAGGTACAAAAAACAGGAAGTGGTTATTATTGGTGTGCAGCCGCAGTAACAACTTGGTGGAAAGAGGCTGGATTACCACTACCACCAAATGGAAGAGCTGGTTGTGATTTTTGGATGAGTTGGGGAAAACAAAATGGTTATTGGTCTACCACTCCAAAAGTAGGTGCAGCTGTTTTATATGGTTCAACAGCTGATGCTCACCATATAGGTATTGTAGCCGCTGTTACAAAATCAGGTGGTATAATTACAATAGAAGGAAATACAAGTGGTGGTGGATTTAGTAGAAATGGTTGTGGTGCATTTAGAAAAGTACCAAAAAAATATTTAGGGTTTGTTTTGCCCCCATCGTGTGTTGATTAACCATAAAATTAAAGTACATATATTTATATTAAGATAAACAGAATTGAAAATGAACAACAAACAATTAATAAAAGTAATAAAGACTCTTGTTGAGGTAGAATCTGCCAAACAACAAGAACGTTTTTTATCGAAAACTTTTCCAAAAATATTGGCAGAGGAAGTAAATAAAAGATTAGCAGAGATGAAGGGAGGTGTAGTCAGCGTTCCCTCTCCGCAAGTAGTTGTAGAGAATGTGGTAGACCCATTTGAACAAGCAGAACTTGCATTAACGGAACAAAGACAGGCACCAACAAAAAAACTTTCAAATAATCCAATATTAAATGAAGTTTTAAATCAAACACAACCCTTTTCAAGTGCACAGAGAAGTTCAACACCAGGTGGAGGAAAATCGGTATTAGATAGTTTACCACAACAAGAACCACTTCAAGAGAGTATGGATAAAACAGTATCATTTACTTCTCAAGGAGCAGGAGCTGGAGTTGGTGGAATGAGAACTCAGATGGCAGCTAAAATGGGATATGGTGATGTTGCAACGAGACCAAATAAAACAGGACTTGGAGTTAAGACAGGATTACCTGGTCTTGATAAAATATTAAATAGAGATAATTCCGAACTTGTTAAGAAGTTTAAAAGATAGGGAATACTAAATGGCATATGTAATTGGTAGGAAGGTAATAAAAGATACGAAAGATTTTGATTCGTATGCTTACGGTATTACATTACCATTAAGTAGAGGAGAAACAGGATTCTTCCAACAAGCCTTTGTATCATTTGAACAAGCAAAAAGTAATTTGAAAAATTTACTTCTTACAAAAAAGGGAGAAAGAATAATGCAACCAAATTTTGGTACAGGATTACAATCTCTTTTATTTGAACAGGCTGATGATAACCTTGAACAAAAAATAGAAGAAACAATTACTAAAAATGTAAGTTATTGGTTACCATATGTTACAATAAAAAATATAGATATTGTAATGACCGATGAACTAAAAGATAAAAATCAAGTTAATGTTGGATTGGAATTTACAGTAGGAAATCAAATAGATTTACATGAAATAACATTTACAGTACAGGGAACATAAAATGGCATTAAATTCGGCAACATTTAAAAGTAATAATGGTAGAGATATAAAATATCTTAATAAAGATTTTGTACAATTTAGACAAAATCTAATTGAATACGCAAAAACTTATTTTCCAAAAACCCATTCTGATTTTAACGAATCATCACCTGGTATGATGTTTATTGAAATGGCATCCTATGTTGGAGATATACTTTCTTATTATACCGATGATTCATTAAAAGAATCATTAATGTTATATGCTGAAGATAAAGCAAATGTTATTGCTCTTGCAAAATATTTAGGTTACCAACCAAAAGTATCATCTCCTGCAGTATCCGAAATATCGGTATATCAACTTGTTCCATCAATATACAATTCAAATAGTAAATCAGGAACTAATTACGAACCAGATTCTAGATTTTATTTAAGAATAAAAGAAGGAATGATTGTACAATCTTCAAAGACAAGTACAAAATTTAGAACATCTGAGTTACTTGATTTTAATGATAAAACGGATAGAGAGATTACTGTATGGGCATATGACCCTGATGATACAACAAAACCAATTCAATATTTGGTTAAAAAATATATAAAGGCTATATCAGCTGAATTAAAAGAATTTACATATACATTTGGTAACAACACTTCTTTTTCTAAAATTAATATAGCTGATACAAACGTAGTTGATATTGTTGATATAAGAGATTCGAATGGAAATAAGTGGTATAATGTACCTTATCTTGCACAAGAAATGGTTTATATTGATTATCCAAATACCGAACAATATGATAAAGACCTATCGCAACATCAAACTGATGGAGTATCAAGAATATTAAAAGTACTAAAGACATCTAGAAGATTCACAACAGAAATTAATGATGATAATTCAACATCAATTGTATTTGGAGGTGGAACGGCAACAAATGATGAAACTTTAATACCTAACTTTAAAAATGTAGGATTGGGATTAAACAATTCTATTGATAAACTAGGAGCTTCATTTGACCCATCAAACTTTTTAAAAACAAAATCATATGGTCAGGCACCAAATGGTGAGTTTACGATACAGTATTTAGTTGGTGGTGGTGTAGAATCAAATGTTTCCAAGGGAGAATTGACATCAATACAACGAATTGAATATGATGAAGATACTGATTTATTTACTCCATCTGAATTAAGATTATATAATTCTGGTAAATCATCTGTTGCTGTTGATAACGAAACACCTGCTACTGGTGGAAGAGGAGAAGAAACTATTGATGAAATAAGAGAAAATTCATTAGGAAACTTTTCATCTCAAAATAGAGCGGTAACAAGAAAAGATTACCAAGTAAGAGCATTATCACTTCCATCTAAATTTGGTGGTATAGCAAAAGCATATTGTGCACCAGATGGTGAGTTAGATAATAACTCCCCTTCTTCTATTTTAAATAATCCTAATTCTCTTGAAGAATTTGCAGGATTAGTTCAGAATTTGGGTGATAAAAAATTAACAGAACAACAAATTAAAGATGAACTAAGAAACTTTTTAGCAAGTAAAAAGGGAAATCAAAACGAAAAAAATAATCCATTTGCAATTAATCTATATACACTTGGATATGATTCATCAAAAAAATTAAATCCATTAAATCGTGCAGTTAAAGAAAATTTAAAAACATACATAGGTGAATATAGAATGTTAACTGATGGTATAAATTTTATAGATGGGTACATTATTAATATTGGATTAGATTTTGAAATAAGAGTTTATGGTGGATACACTAAACGAGAAATTCTTACTAAGTGTATAAATGAATTAAAAGAATATTTTAATATTGATAATTGGACTTTTAATATGCCAATAAACATATCAGAAATAGAATTATTAATAGCTGGTGTAGAGGGCGTTCAGTCCGTACCAAAATGTGAAATCACAAACAAATGTTTAGGAAACTATTCATCTCATTCTTATAACATATTAGATGCAACAAAGGGTAAGATGGTTTATCCATCATTAGACCCATCTGTATTTGAGGTGAAGTTTCCAAATAAAGATATAAAAGGGAGAGTTCTATAATGTATTATTTCGTAACAGCATCAAAAGATGCATCAATATACTTACAACAGCCTACTCAAAATACTGGCTTGGATGAAATATTAGAAATTTCTAAAACTTATTATGGAAATTTGAAAGATGTTTCTCGTTCACTAATTAAATTTAATACTAATTCTATATCATCATCAATTTTAAGTGGAGAAATTACAATGAGTTCTGCTGAATTAATACTTAATGAATGTGAGGCAGATGAGATACCAATTGATTATACATTATATGCCTATCCAATTTCTCAATCATGGGATATGGGAATTGGAACTCGTTTTGATACTATTTCAACAGATGGGTGTTCTTGGGAAACAAGAACTACTGAAAAATGGTTAGGAAACGGATTTGCTAGTGGAACAACTGGTTCTTTCAATGGAAAAGGTGGAACTTGGTACACTGGTTCGGCTTCTTCTCAATCGTTTTCATATCAAAGTAATAATATTGAAATGGATGTTTTAGCCCCACTTAATTCTTGGATTAGTGGTTCTATACCAAATGAAGGATGGATTATAAAACACGATTCATCTTTAGAAAATAATACAACAGATTATGGACAATTAAAGTTCTTTTCAAAAGAAACAAATACTATATACCAACCGAAGCTAAGAATTGGTTGGGATGATTCTTCTTTCTCTACTGGTTCTCTTAGTCCGTTAACTGCTGATGATATTCATATCACATTTAAGAGATTAAAGGTAAGATACAAACGAGGAAGTAAACCTACAATCAGAGTTTTTGCAAGAGAAAAATATCCTCTTAAAACATACACTAACGATTATTCTTATACAGATGTATATTATTTACCTACAACTACATACTATCAAATTAAAGATGTAGTAACTGGTGAAGTTGTACTTCCATTTAATGATAACTATACAAAAGTAAGTTGTGATTCAAGTGGTAATTATTTTAAATTAAATTTAAGTAATTTTGAATATAACAGAGATTACTATATAGAAATAAAAACAAATAGAAATGGTGTAATTGAATACTTTGCTGATAAAGAGTTAACTTTCACCGTAGAAAAATAAAATGGCGTTAAACGATAAATTTAGAATAGAAGAACTTGTAAAAAAGGGAGATGGAGGAATTCGTAGAGATGAATCTAATAAAATTATTGTGCGTAAAAAAGATGGTAATGAAATTAAACCAACTCCATCTAATCCAAAACCATTTGGTGAAGAAAGAATAAAAGGAAAATTAGTAAACGATAAATTAAAAGAAGATTTAGTTTATAGAGATGATGATATAAATCCAAATCAAAAAACCTTTTCAGGTGAATCAAATTTAAATATTGTTAAACCAAAATACAATGAAGAAGAATTAAAAAAGGCAGTTGATGTAACGGTTGATGAATTGGTAAAAAAGAAAAAACCAAAAAAACCAAGATACATATTATACGAAAAATATCAAGGTAAGTTAGATGAAATTGGATTATTAAACAATGAACTACAACAGATAACAAATGAAAGAGATAATTTACTATCAAATGTAGAAACATTAGAAGGTAGTGTTGAAGTTTTAACTTCACAAATTCAAACATTACAATTACAAATAGAATTTCAACAAAAAGAATTAGAAAAATTAACTGAAAAATTTGGAGAATTATCAATAGATTTTCAAAACGCAGTTATTAAAGGTACAAAAGAAGGAATTGAAAGAGTTTCATTAACTGCTCAAACAAGAGGATTGCAGGCACAAAAAGAAACATTGCAATCACAACTTGAATCAGAAAGAGAAATTGTAAAAGCATTACAGGCTGCAAATGTAACACTTCAACAAACGATAGAAACAAATGCTAGAATATTTGAACAACAAATAGCTCAAGCAAATGCATCAGTACAAGCTGCACAAGCAACAGCATCAACTGCTGCAAATTCTAAAAAGAAAAAAATTATTTGTAATGAACTTTATCATCAAGGATTTATTCCACAACTTATTTGGGATGCCGATGAAAGATATGGTGATATGATGTTTGATAAAGACCCAAGATTGGTAATTGGATATCAAATGTGGGCAAGAAACGTTGTAAAGTTTATGAAAAGAAAACCACAATATTCACCTATTGTAAACTTCTTTGTTAAACCTTGGACAGAATGGATGGCCCATCAAATGGGTGTTTTACCAAAAAGTAATTTAAGAGGTTATTTAACTCATGTAGTGGGTAAACAATTATGTTATATAGTTTATGATTCATATGGTGGAGATAAACTTTATCAAAGATATTTAAAGGCAATTGGATAATGGCAATTAAAGAATTTAAAGAAATAGTAGATAGAAAAGGATACTTAGTTGAAAGTGAGGATAGAAAAATATTCGAACAAGAACTAACTAAATCTAACTATGGATTGGGCTGTAATGATATGATTGAATTCATACTTTATGATTCGAATGATAACCAACTGCCACAAGGTGAAGATGGAAAATTAGTAAAATATATTTCAATTGATGATGCCGATTACAAAAAATATTTTTTAAATTTACCTAAAAATCCATACACAAATAAACCAAATGACTCAGATGATTATATTGTTGATTTACAACAACTTATATTAGATTCGGGATATTCTAATGGTATTTTTAAAACCCAAGTAACTTTTTTAAATAGACGAGTTGGTTCTGAAGTAGGGTTAGATAAAACTTGGATACACGAAGTATCCCCATCAAGAACAGAAATTAGAATACTTCCTCTTAAAAATAAATCAACAGATGAGGATTTAGAAAAACGATATTCTGTTTTCACAAGTAACTCAACATTTAGAGATGATATAATTTATAATATTAGAGAATATGTTGATAGTATTAATATAGAAAAAATTAAAGAATTCATAACTTTCAGAAAAGGAACAGAAGCCGATGGAAAGCAATATATTAATTTAATTAAAAAAGAATTTAAAATAAATAATTTCGATTCTTTTTTATTAAAAATAAGAGATAAATGGATTCAATCAATAAAATATTATGTTGATGGATTTGGTTGGGATATAACAAATCTTAATTATGGCAAACCACTTGGAAATAAACAAGATTGTATAGAACTTTCATTAAAAGAATTACAAACTGATTTAGAATCATCATTGATAAAGATTGTAGATATGTTTTTATTTAAAAGAGATATTATAGAAGATAATATTTTAACAA